TGGTCGATCTGCTTAGAGCTATCTGCAAACAAACTACCAACACGCTTGATGATAGGGCTGTGGATATGTTGGAGCAACAGTTGTTTCCTAAAATGAACTGATATGAACCACAAAGAATTTTTTAAAATACTCGTTGGCAATCCACCGCCAGAAATCGAGTTTGAAATCGAAGTCAAACAACGTGAGACAGAACAAATGCCTGATGAAGCTGTAAGGGCATACTGTTTAGACCTAGTTAAATACACAAGACTACAAGATTTGCTTTTAACTTCAGCAATATCTCGTATATCAGAAATAGAAACCAAACTATACAAGTATGAAAGAGGTATGAAACTATATAAAAAAGTAAGGAAACTAGGTTTCTTTGGTAAGATAAAGTATCTTCTTACTGGCAATACAGGCAAGAAGTGATTATATTATTTAAAAACAAGACTAATCATGGATAAAAGTTTAAAATTATTAGAGACTTTACATGAATGTTTAGCAAAAGAATTACTAGGTAAGATACAAAGTGGAGAAGCAAAGGCAGGTGATCTAAACGTAGCAAGACAGTTTTTAAAAGATAATGGTGTTGAGTGTATACCTGTAGAAAGTAACCCAATGCAAGAGCTTATGGAGAACCTACCAGACTTAGATGCTGTACCTTTAGCTGATATATGAAAATTTTAGATACCTTTGCAGGTATTGGTGGTTTTAGTTATGCTGCTGAAAAACTTATAGGCGGTTTTGAAACCACACAATTTATAGAGATTGACCCTTTCTGTCAAAAAGTCCTCAAAAAACACTGGCCACACGTTCCTATCCATGATGACATCAGAACCTTTACAGCAAAACCTTTTCAATATCAAGTCATTTGTGGGGGATTCCCCTGTCAGGATATATCAGTTGCAGGCCTTCAAAAAGGCATTACCGAAGAAACTAGGTCAGGACTCTTCTTTGAACTCATGCGAGTCATACGCATGGTACGACCACAATACGTTGTCTTGGAGAACGTGGCAGCGATCATTAATAGAGGGTTGGACATTGTACTCAGGGAACTTTCCGAAGCAGGGTATGATGCAGAATGGTCAGTTATACGAGCAAGTTCTGTGGGAGCCTGTCATCAGAGAAGCAGGTGGTGGCTCGTTGCCTACCCCAACGACAATGGATTACCTTCCGCAGAGAAGTGTGAACTCAATGGTGAAGCAAGTGACAGAACACAGAAAAGGCAGAACCAATCTTGCCAATCTGAGAGAAGCAGTGAACCCTCAAGCAGTAGAGCTATTCAATCATCTGCAAAGTTTACCAACTCCTACAGCAAGGGAATGGAAAGACGGAAGTTCACAATCAACGAAAAAATGCAAAAAACAGGATTCACTTGGAAGAGCAATACACCACACCTATCCCCAGAATGGCGAAAATATGTATCTAAGTCCGTACTTTGTCGAGGAGATGATGGGTTACGAAATAGGGTGGACAGACTTAGATCATTAGGCAATAGTGTCGTACCTCAATGTGCAGCTATTCCTTTGCAGAGAGTAAAAGACCTTTATGAAGCCACTTCCTAAAAAACTACAGGACTTCAGATATTTTTTAATAGTTACCTGGAGACATCTAAACCTACCAGACCCTACACCTGTTCAGTTAGACATAGCTGAATATCTACAATATGGTGCAAGACGTAAAATCATACAGGGATTTCGTGGGGTAGGTAAGAGTTG